AATGGCAGGTTCTCGATAATCATATGGTGAAATTCGGCGAAAATAATATTATCGCCGGTGACTACCGATTCTATGATCTAGAGATGCCTGCACAACTCATGTTCGCTGCTTTCAGTATATTTCTTACTATGGCTAGAGCCTGTAATTATACCGACCGCAGTATCAGTGTGATGGAAGGTTTCGCAAGTGAGGTTTGTTATGCCTACGTGAACTACAATGGCACGCTCATCAAACTTCTTGGGTCAAATCCGTCCGGTCAGAACATGACAGTGTACATCAATTCGATTGTCAACTCGCTCCTCATGCGTGCAGCTTTTTACTCAATATACGATAACTGCGTCTTTTCCAAATTTGTCAATATAATGACCTATGGGGACGATGTTCGGGGCTCATCATCTTGGAGGGTTTCTAAGTTTAATCATATTAGCATAGCCAAATTTTTGGCTGAGCATAAGATGTATTTCACGATGCCCGATAAGAAGTCGACACCCACTAAGTATATGAAAGCTTCCGAGAGCGATTTTCTCAAACGCTTGACGTACTTTAATCCGGAGCTGGGATGTAAGGTTGGAATCCTCAGTGATGACTCTATTTTCAAATCTCTCCATTCACAGATGACTTCGAAACATGTGTCTGCAAAGGAAATTGCAGCACAAAATATCGATGGAGCTCTGATGTCTTGGGCATACCATGGTAGGGACAAATTCACACTTCGTCGAGAGCAGCTACGTGTAGTTGCAGCGCAGTGTGGAATTGACCACATGTGTACTCGCCTTAACTTAGAGTATGATGTGTTTGTGGAGAATTGGAGAAAGACGTTCTATCCAGATGAGGAAAAATAGGGCGACCCGGCGTGGTCGCCCTACCGTCCCTGGGGAGGGACGTTAATCAATACCCCACGAGTTTTGGAGTGTTAATCTATAAAAACACTATCCCTCTGGCCGCATCCTGCGTGGTCATCCGCTAAAGCAGGGCTCTGTTGTATGGTTACCGTGACGGTATCATTCCACCACACTGTCATTGGCTTCATCAGAGTTCTCCCGGTTTGGAAGAACGAGCGAGATGGAACAGTATAAAATCTCGTGCTCAAAACTACTGGAAACAACAATATCTACAGAACAAACAATACGAACTGAGAACGTTCAATTCACAGAAGGCACCCCATCATGGGTCGCCACTGTGACGTCAGGCCCAGGCGGAACATTCTCACAAAATGATATCGAAGA